GCTGTCGTTGCCCGTGACCACCTGGGAAGCGCTGGCATCACCGGCGGCGGCCACGTCCAGGGGTGCAGCGGTGCCCAGGGTTGGCCTGCCGCTCAGGTCGCCATAGGCGCCACTGGTGGCCACCCCGGCCAGGCCTGTGATGGTCGATGCCGCCTGAGTGCCGGTGTGGGTGGCGCGATCCCTGAGCTGGGCATCGGTCGCGTTGGCGGTGGCCCCAGAGGCGATGCCGTTCAGCTTGGCCTTATCGGCTGCCGACTCCAGCCCAGCCGCTGAGGGCGTCGCCTCGGGTAGCACCACATCCGCGCCGGTCGAGCTGGTCAGCGTCCGCGTTGCAGCGGTAAACGCCAAATCCGTCCCGGGCGCCAGGGCGGCGATTGCCTGCGCGCTGGCGTCCACCGTCGTGCCCGCCTGATCCATTGGCACCCGTTCGGCGCCGGTCAGGGTGGCTGCGTTCGGCAGTCCTGTGATCGTCGTCTCAGCCATGGGTCAGGCTAGGAAGCCAGGGTCACCAGATAGCGGCCGTCCTGGGTCACCAGGCGCAGGCCGCTGAGGGTGGTGATGTTGTTGCTGACGGCGGCAATCTTCATCAGCGGCACCCGGCACCAGCCGCCATCATCGAATCTCATCGGCTGATGCTCGACCTTGTAGCTGGCGCCATCGACGGTGATGGTGTCGCCATAGCTCAGGCCGCCGAATGTGGGCGTTTCCACCGTGAGCATGTAGTCAATGAAGACGGCTTCACCGCCAAGGATGATTTCGCTGTTCTGCGCCAGGAATCCACGCCCGGCAATAGCGCCAGCTGTGACGCTGACGCTACCGAGGCGGTCGCGGGCCACCCGATTGGCTGAGGCCGAAAGGGTGGCCCAGCTCATCAGAAGCTGCCGTTGAGGCGGACGTTGGCGGTTGCGTCGCCATCGGCGCAGGTGTTGGCAAAGACCCCTATCAGGGTGTTGCTAGAGCTGACGGCAGAGACGCTCTTTGACCCAGCGACCCAGTAGGCCCGCGCGCCTTGCGCGCCGCCAGTACTGGCGCCGGTGGCCTTGGTCAGGGTGAAGACGCCTTCAAGGGCGAAGGTGCCTACCTCGCCGTTGGCAAGGTCGGTCACGGCCACACCGAAGGTGGCGCCGACCAGGGCGCCTTCGCCTGCACTGCGAGCGTAGGGAGCGGCGAGGGCGAGACGCTCGCCCTCCTGGATGAAGTTCTTCATTGGGCCTCAGGGGTTGGATGAATGGAAAGGGGCCGGGATCACCGGCCCGTGGTCAGGGTCTGGATCAGGTGCCAGAGCTGCGGTAGATGAACCGGTAGTCCTTCACCGCGCAGCCGAAGTCAAACCGGGCCAGCAGGGTCAGGCCGTCGGGGTCGCGCTCAGGAACCGGGGTGATCGTCGGGCCGGGCTCGTCGGCAAGGTAGCCGTAGACCAGGCCGTCAATCTTGCTGGGGCCAGCGGCTGCATACCACTGAGTCGCGCTGCCATCAAGCCGGGGCTCAACGATCAGCTGCATTGAGCCGGCGTACACGTTGGGGCCGTTGGCGCCGGTGATGCTGCTGGGGGCGTAGCCGGTGGGATAGAGGAACTGCAGAGCAGTGGCTTCCAGATCGGTCGGGACCACCAGGAAATCAGGGGTAAGGTTGACCGTAGCGCCGCTGATGTCGGTCTGCTTGCGCATGGCCTTCTTGGCGGCATTCATGCCAGCAATGGCAATCGCGCCAGAGCCGGTGTTGTTGTGGCCAGCAGCAAACAGGGCCTGGCCATCCACGGAGGTGGTGGCGTTGCCGGTGATCAATGCCCAGACGAGGTTGGATTCCAGGCGACGGAAGCCGCGGCCCAGATACTCGGGCACCCGTTCCAGTGCGGAGAGATCATCGTTGATGATCGCCTGGCGGGTGATGCAAACCTTCCGGGCATAGGTGGCCAGCTTCCAAGTGGCTTGCGCCTCTTTCAGGGTGCCGGCCTTGTACTCGCCACCCTCGAGCAGTTGCTCGGGGGCGAGGTCAGCAGCGATCACCAGATCACTGGCGTTCTTGAAGTCAGGCAGGTTGCGCTGGCGGGCCAACTGCGCCCAGGTGTGGGGCTCTTCCTCGTAGGCAGCGTCCAGGGACTTGCCGGCCAGGTTGGAAAACAGCAGCGGGAAATCGCTGGTGCTGTGCATAGCCATGGCCACCAGGTCGCTCTTTGAGCGGCCGACGGTGCTGATGCCGCGCGATTCCGCATAGGTGCGGACGCACTCCATCAGGCTGTAGCCCCTGAACTGCTGGCCGGCGTCGCCGATCCTGGTGCCGGGGTTGATCCGGGCAAACAGCATCTCGCCGATGCCGGCCATCACGGTGTCGCCAGAATCACGGGTCACCTGGATGCGGGCCGGGTGGCCAGCAGCACCGGCGCGGCCCTCGACCACAGCGGCATGGGCGGAGACAATCTCCAGCGCCACATCAGCGAACGGCTTGCCGCCATCCACCAGGCCCTGCACCACATCAGGGGCTAGGCCGGCTTGAGCAGCGCAGCGGCGGATCTCGTTCTCGCGCCGCAAGGCGGCGACGGTGGCAGATTCGGCAGAGGCGGACACAGGCTTTGAAGCCTGAACAGCAACAGGCGCAGCCTCAGGCGCGGCGGCTGCCACGGGCTGCACCTCAATGGTCGCGGCCGGTGCGCCCCCGGCCTGAGATTGAGCGGTCATGTTGTTACCAGGAGGCTCGGGAATTGGTTCTCCTGGGGTCAGGCTATCGACCACGACCCAGCGGGCCAACTCCGCCGGGGTGTTGCTGAACCTCCCCCGCGGCAGCCGCGGCACGCTGGCGCGCACATCCACCGGAGCGGTCACCTCATCGGCCAGGCCTGCTTCAACCGCAGCGGCTGCGGTGAACCAGGTGCCAGCGCCAGCGCCGGCCGCCATCCACTCATCCACCTGGGCCTCGGCTGCGCCGGACTTGCGGGCGTAGGTCTGGCGGTAGCTGGCGCTGTAGGTGTCGAGCAGGTTGGCCGAAGTGCGCAAAGATTCGGCATCGCCGGCCGCCATGCTCCAGCAGTTGTGAATCATCATCAGGGCGTTGTCGGGCATGACCACCCGATCCCCTGCCATGGCCACCATCGAGCCGGCGGACGCTGCCACGCCATCAATCACCACCGTCTTCTTGCCCTGGTAGCGGGCGAGGATGTCGTGGATCGCCAGGCCCTCGCCAGCGTCGCCGCCATAGCTGAAGAGGTTGATCGTCACGTCCCGGCCGCCGGCCTGCTCCAGGGCCAGAGCCACATCGGCGGCCAGCACGTCAATTCCCACGTCCCCGTAGAGCTGGAGCACCGGCGTCGTAGCCGCTGCTGCCTTCACCGTCACGCCTAGAGCCATTGCCAGACCAGCTGTTGAGTCAGGCTAGGGAGCCCGACCTTTCAGGCCGCCGCCTGATCCCCAGCCGCCACATCCGCCCCTGGGTCTGGCGCCGAGCTGGTGAACTCGCTACCAGGCGGCCGGGCCTGGGTCACGCCCGAATCCGACACCAGGCCGGCATCCACGCTCAGCGTTAGGCCTGCCCGCTTGGCGCGCTCCATGTCGGCAGACAGCTCGGTGATCACCTCCTCCGGCACATAGCCAAAGGCCCGCTGCACCTCGCTCAGGCTCATGATGCCGGCCCTCACCGCACCGATCAGCGCCGGGATCTCCCGGGTGGGGTCGATCATCTCCCGCCGCGGCGGGGTGTGGGTCCATTCGGCCGGGGCCTTCAGCAGGCCCACCATCCCGGCGAGCTCGTCATGCCAGCGGCACACCGGCGACAGCATCCCAGGAATCGACACCTTCCCGCGCAGGTAGGCAATGCGGCGGCTGAACTCCAGCCACCCGCCTCTGAAGCTCGAATAGTTGACGTTCGACAGATCACCCGTCATCGACTCATACGTGATCTCATAGGCCGCCGCCACGGCGTGCGCATACTCGCGGTGGGTGCTCACGAAATCACCGGAGCTGGGCGGGCTGAATGCCCGGAAATCACGCCCCGGCGGCAGATGCTCCACCGCCCCCGGCTCGATGGTGTCGAACTGAATGCCGGTCTTGTTCGGGTCGTTCTCACCCTCCAGGTCCGTCACCACCCCGAAGAAGCAGGCTGCAATCTTGTCCTTCAGCTGCTGCGCGGCGCGGATGTCGCCCATGTCGCGCAGCGTCAGGATCGCCGCTGTGCCGAACGGCAGGCCCATTCGCTGACCGGCGCGCCGGCTGTCGAAATGCAAGCTGATCTCATCCTTTGGCACGAACGTGCTCTGAACCTTCAGGCCAGTCCCGAGGATCATTTCGCCCGGGTGACGATCACGAATCCAGTACCCCTGCAGCCGGCCGGCCTGGTCGAACTGCTGGCCGAACAAGATGTCAACGCCGTTGTCCCGGTTGAAATCCAGCCAGTCGGGCTCCATCATCTGGACCTGCAGCGGCACCAGGCCGTAGCGGTCGAACAGCTCCGGGTTTACCCGCTTCCGCACCAGCACCGCACCGCGCACCGCTGTGGTTCTGGCCCCTACCGCCTGGTTTCCGTACCAGTCATGGATGCCGTAGAAGTCCGATTCAGGCGTATCACACCACTTCTTCCAGGCCTGGTTATATCGCCGCGTCGCACCTTGCGGCGTTGACATGATGCCATCGCCGATCCAGTTATTGACGATCACGCCAACCGCCCGGCTGGCGTAGGCGTCGTTATCCACCAGGTCCTGATGGCGCTTCACCAGCCAATACCAGGCCTGCCGTAGGTCGCTGTTGGGGCCGCTGTTGCTGGCCCACCAGCCCGCCGTCCGGCGGGTCTGCTTCGCTGCTTCGAACTCGCTCAGACTGCGCCGCGCAATCTCACGCTCCAGGGCCTTGCGCTTCCGGCCCATCAGGATTCCCTCTGAAACGTGAAATAGGTGCGGCGCACGCGCGCCGTTGATGCCGACTCCAGCTCCGCCGCCATCGTCAACTCAATCCGCCGCATCTCATCAAGGCTGCGGTAGGTCAGCTGCCGGCCATCGCTGAAACGCACCGACAGCACGCCTTCGGCGATTGCCGCGCGCAGATCCGTCAGCTGAGTGGAGGTGTAGGCCATGAGCCAGCCTACCGACCAAGCCAGCCACGGCCGGCTCTGCCGCCGGCGCCGCCGCCCGCCAGCCACCCGCCGCTCTGTCGGTCTGCTGGCTGCCGTGGGTCAGGCTGCCGAGCCTGACCGGCAGACGGCACCATGCCGCCCACCTGCTGTTCAAGCTGGTCCCACATCGTGGCGCGGTTGTAGCGGCGGGCCACCAGCTGGAGCGCGGCGTAGGCCATCCGGGTGCAGTCGCCTCCTTCGTCGTGGGCGCCAGGGGGGAGGGTCCACTCGTACTGCGTGAATCCCTTCACAGCCCGGGCCCGCCGCTTCCACGGGAACAGTTCAGCCAGGAACTGATCAGAGCTGCACTGCCCCAGGTGCAGGTATCCGGAGCCCGGTTGCTCATTGCGGATCCGGCCTTGCAGGTGCGTGATGCTCGCATCCGTGCCGATCGAATACAGCAGCAGAGCCCGCTTCGTGACCACCTTGTTCTTGCCGCTCACATCCACGGCCGAGCCCTTTCCGATAATCGGCCGGCCCTTGGTGCCGCTGCCTTTCATCGGCACCCACTGGGCCGGCCCGCTCCTGCAGAAGTTCCGCACGGCATGAGGCGCATGGCCGCCGTCGTCAATGCCGCCCATCGACATCTTCAGTTGGCGCCCATCGGCGCGCTTCCAGCTGGTGGCGGCGATGTTGTCGAGCTGCTGCCAGACCTCATCTTGCTGCGGGTCGCCATGGATCTCCCAGTGCCCCAGGTGCCAGCCTTCCTCGCCGCGGCCCCATCCCCACAGAGTCACCACCAGACGCTCACCAACGGAGCCGCCGCCGCCCTGGACATCAACGCCGCCGGTGATCAGCACCACCTCGTCCGGCACCACTCCGACCGGGTACCCATTCCCGGCCTTGATGTCCTGTCGCCGCTTGGCGAGGCCCTCCACGTTGAATGCGTTTTCAATCTCGTCGCGCCAGGCTTCGGCGGCTCTTTTGTTGACCCATCCCTTCAGCAGCTCGGCGTCGGTCTTGGCCCTGATGAACTGGTCGCGGATCTCGCCCCAGCTGATCCACCCCAGCGGCGCATACCACCCGGGCAGGTGGAATCCAGCCGTGATGCCATCGCCTGCCGCTGTTGGCACCCACACCCCAGACGGCAGCATCCTGCTCTTATGCCGTTCCTCAAATCGCTCCGCGCAGTGCGCGCATTCGTAGGTCACCTCGCCCTCCGGCCGGTCCCACTTGAACTGCGGCCACACCAGCACCTGTGCAACGCCGCACGCCGGGCACGGCACATGAAACCGCCGGCGATCGGATCGGGTTTCAAACTCCTTGGTCACCCGGCAGGCCTTGGCCTCGCCCGGCGTGCTGGTGATCAGCGTCTTCCCCCTGGGGAAATTAGCGGTTCGGGCCTCAAAGTTCTCCAACGGGTCGCCCTTGTCGTCCAGTCGCAGCGGGTAGCTAGAGACCTCATCGGCGAACAGGTTGGCGGCTGGCATTGACTGCGCAGCGCTGGCGCTGTTCGCCCCGGTCAGGACGAACATGCCGCCGGGGAACAGCTTCAGGAACGCCGTGTTCCCGCTGTCCCGGGCCCTCGGCGGCGGGATCCGCTCAGCGATCGGTGGCGTCTCCCTGATGAACGGCTCCAGGCGCTGCCGGTTTAGCCGTTTCGCCATCTCCAGGGTCGGCTGCACCAGCAGCGTCGGCGCCGGGTTCCAGTGGATGATGGAGCCCAGCCAGTTCAGGCCAGCCTCTGTCTTCCCCAGCTGGCTCCCGAACATCAGCACCACCCGCCGCACCCTGCTGATGGAGCTCAAGCAGTCCATCGGTTCGCGCAGGTACGGCGCCCGGCTGGTGCGCCACGGGCCCGGCTCCGGGCACCCAACTCCGCTCAGCACCCGGAACTGGTCGGCCCACTCGCTGACCGTCCCCCGGTCCTCCGGCCGCAGGCCATTCAGGAAGGCCAGCCGGTAGGCCGTCGCGGCATCAGCCATCCGCCAGCACCCGCAGCGCTGTGGTCAGCTCCGCCTCAAGCAGCTGTTCAATCTCGAACCGGTCGGCCATCGCGGCGAGGTCTGAGCTGATTCTCGGGATGATCGCCAGCGCACCTTCCTTCACCGCCTTCCCCAGGGCAAACGCCTCGCGCTCCATGTCCCGGATGAAGCCAACCTCCTTTCTTGCCTGCAACGCCTGCACCTTCGCCAGTTCGGCGCGGTAGTGCTCCTTCCGCTCCATCGATTCATCAAGGCCAGGGATCGCATCGTCTGGCAGCTTCATCACCTCGGCCGCCACTGCCGCCGCAGCGGTCGTCAGCGCCTCTGGCGCCGCGGCCTTGGCAGCTGGTGAGGGAGATAAAGGGCCAGCCGGCCGGCGGTCCCTGGCCTTGCCGGCGGCGCCGATCTTCGCGTTGTTGTTGCGCCTGGTGTTCCGGTCCCAGAGATCCAGCGCCAGGTCACGATCCAGCATCCGCCGGCCGCCCTGCTCCACGATCGCCGCCTTGATGCGGCTCTTCATGGCCTCGCTCACGGTCGGCCGGCTTACGCCTTTGATTGCCGCCAGCTCTGCAGGCTTGATCAGCACCGGCACCGTGTTAGGAGTTGTTAGGTGAGCCTCTCAAGGCTAACGATCGCCTAACTTCTCCTAACTGGGCAGGGGATCGACCGGCCAGAACCCGCATGGATAGGAGGGTTTGGGGGCTGGCGCTAGCAAAAAAGTGAGGCGCTTGGCACCGTCGCTATTACCCCGCCCGGGAGGACCCAAACTCACCGGCCGCCATAACCTCGGGCCGCCGAGTCAATAACTCGCTGAAATCCTTTAATAAATTGTTCATTGATTCTTACTTGAACCGCTGTTTTTAATTCAGCAGAGACAGCGGACTTGCCAAGGAAGATTGAACCAACCGAAGGCCCGTAAAGGGAATAGAAGCCACCATTTGAAGCTCGGCGCAACACCAGGTTATTGCCGCTGTTGCCTGCGGCGAGGAACGCGCCGGGGAACGGACGGCGGCCGGTTGACCTGAGCACCGTGGCCGTGAGCGGCTTGCCTGCTGGCTTGGCCGGCCCCCAACCCAGGCCACGACCAAGACCAGGCTGACTGCCACGGGTGCCGGGCTTGACCCCGAACTGGGCGAGGGTTGGCGGGCGGCGAGAGAAGCGGATGGTGGCGGATGTGCCGTCGTTGCTGATGGCGGTGCGGCTGATGGCCTGCTTAATCCTGGCGGCCTTGAGGTTGTAGGCAGCGCCGATGCCTTTAGCGACAACAACAGGAACGGCCTTACCTGCGTACTGAACGCCACCACGCCGCGCCTTGGCGAATGTCTCAGGCGCCAGGAACTGCTGCATCTTCTGCAGGCTGCTCAGGCCATCCATGCTGAAGCTGACCAAATCCTTGGCTGCCATCACCGAACCCTCCGAACCATGGGCACAGTCTGATCAGGGTGGAGCTGCGCCCAGAGCCACCCAGCCGCCCAGGCCGACCGGGCGGTGATGCGGTGATCACGGGTTCGGCTGCGCGCAACCTCGATGGTGACCCAGTAGGGCCTCAGCGGTTCAGGCATCGCAGGTAACGCGCCCACTGCTCGACAGTCAGGACAATGCGCCAGGTGCCGCCGCGGAAGCGCACCATGGTGGCGGCGTGATCGGCCTGGGCGTTGACGCGCTGCTGCTCAGCCTCTGGCGGCTTGATGCGTGCGGCGGCGGCGGTATCAGCCCAGCTGGCCACCTGCACGACGTGCCCGGGGATCCCGTCCAGATCGCCGGTGTCGTCCTGGCGGCCGGCGCCCAGCTTCCGGCGGACGGGCAGGCCCAGCACCTGCATCAAGTGGGCGGCGGCCTCAAGCTCGGCCCGGTCGCCCTTGGCCTTCTGGGGGTTCACGCCGGCGCCCCCCCGATGATCCTGGCCAGGGTGTCCAGGCTGATGACACTGACGCGGCCGCGCGCCATCCATTCGCGTTGCTGGCCAATCAGGGCCAAGATTTCGGCCTGCCTGTCGCGGCGGCCCCGGTCGTAGGCAGCAGCAATGGCAGTGCAATCGGTAGCGTCCTCGACAGCGGCAGCAGCGGATTCGATCAGCTGATTCAGCTGCTGGCGGATGCGCTCAAGGGTGGCGCTCATGGCCTGGCCTCCGGCTGGAGGGTGGAC